TGCTTTGTATTGGAACTCCTTTTTTCTGAATAAGTTTATATAGTGCCTGTAGTTTTATTCCTTTCATTTCCGGGCGTCTGCTTCTGTCTATTGCAAAATCTGCGGTAATTCCTTTTTTCATTTCTTTGAGGTTTTAAGGTGGTTAATTAATTATAAATTATATGCTTCTAATTGTAAAGTATTATAATAACTCAGCATTATTTCTCCAGTGCTGTCGCCATCTGATATTATTAATTCGCATGTTTTATCTTCTTCTAAAATAGCAAGTGCCTGACTTAGTGTAGTAGCTTCTACTTCTTTTGGTTCTGTCTCGCCGTTATGGCTTAAAACTTTAATTTGTAATTTCATGATGTACTGATTTTTTGAGGTTTTGAAATTGATGTTTATTTATTGCCTTTCGACGATTCAAAATTACAACGGTTTTAATCCATTGAAAATAATTAATTGTTAATTTTTACAAACACCTGTATTAATGCGGTTTGCAGATATGAAAATAATTTATACAAACTTAAAAACAATAGCAAAACACTGATTAATCCTACAAAGTTACTTTAAGTCAGTCCTGATATAGTTTTGATGTTAATTTGCTTATTTAGACTAATTTAAAATAGAGCACTTTTTTATGATTGTTAGTGAATGTCTGTATTAATCGGGGGTTCAGGTTATTATATTGGCTTAATATGGCTTTAATAGTGGATTGCAGGATTGTAATATTATGCTTAAATAATAGTTTACAATGTGAACGGTTTACACTATCAACTGTTTACAATGTTAACTAATTTCACGTGCTTACAATAGTTTACAATGTTAACTATTATTTGTCTGTTTGGTGGTGTAAGGTGTTGATAATTAGAATGTAGTGAAATATGGTATAAGTTACAAAACTACACATACGCGCCCGGAAAATTAGCTTAGAAATACCAATATTTTTACAGTAACATAATAAATATCAATATATTACATTAATTTCTCCTTATATTGTCCTGAGTACCGCCGGTTCTGGTATATTTTACTGTGTATTGTGTTACTATTTTTATATGTCTTATAATTATTATAAAAACGACTGCCAAATCTCTCAAAATCCGCTTCTAATTTACAATACAGACGTTTTTTTTAGTTCTATTTAACATAATATGTATTATCTTTCCGAATTTTTGTATCTCGCTTCCAATCCACCCTACAAAACATATCACAAACCTACATATATTAAAACATACATAACATGACACGTATAACCCTCATTTGTCAGTACTATAAACACTGTATCAACTCGCTTCTGTTCTGTGTTTATCTTACTTATATATAATATATGCACCATATATAGATATAAAATGATGTGTTGAGCTGTAAAAAATGTATATAGTGTGTATGTTGCGAAGATGTGTCTGCCTGGGTGTGTCTGCGTGGTGTCAGATCATCGGGAGGGGGTTCGGGTTTGTTGTTTCGGTTTCCGGTTGGAGTGATTGGGGTACATTCTATGTGTAATAGTCTCCTACCCATACACAAAAATTTCCAAAAAAAAATTTAAAAAAAATTTCCAACAATCAAACTAACCATAAAATACCCTCTATTTATTACATATCTTACTTAGAATTGAATATTTTACTTAATATAGTACTATATACTAACAAAAACAAAAGTGTCTTAAATCGAAGATAAACGATAAAATTAAGTATAACACTTATTATAATGCTTAGTTTTTAAGTGAAACACTGAATTTTATATTGTAATATATTGATAATCAAATATAAAACCGTTTTTTTAAAAATAAACGTTTAATATACGGATAAATTAAAATAATATGTTTTACTTTGCGAAGTCAAACACTTTAAAATCATGTCAAAGATTTTAGCCGGAAGGCGTATTTTAATTAACAGGGAGTGTTTGACGCATGAACCCTGTTTTTTATTTGCGTCCTTTCGGTTTTTTAATTTATAATTTAACTATGGCAAAAAGAATAATATTTACAGATAAAGATAATAATGGATTAGAATTACATATCAATAAAGATAATTTAATTTATGTTGATATTTCAAATGATGGTAATAAATCTAATTATTATTTTCTTTTTGATAAAAAAACAGGATTAGAGTTTATTAAAAGCCTACGCTTAAATTTAAAAAAACTACAATAATGGCAAATCGAAATACTAAGACGGAAAAATGGAGAGATGGATTTTTTTCTAATTTATCTCCAGAATCTAAACTTTTATTTATTTATTTATGTGATAATTGTGATATTGCAGGATTTATTGAATTTGTACCAAAAATTTGGAGTTTTGATACAGGGTTAAATATTAAGCAAATTGAAAAGTCAGTACAGGACATTGATAAGGCTATATACTTTTCTAAAGATAAGTTTATAATTTTCATTAAAAACTTCATAAAACACCAAAATAATCTTCCATTAAACCCTAAAAACAATGCACATAAGGCAATTTTAGGAAAATTTGAGTATTTTAAGCAATCTTTTGATATTCAATACTTTAATGAAATAAATTTAGGGGGTTCAGAGGGGCTAATTAGCCCCCCTGTAATGTCATGTAATGTAATGTCATGTAATAGTAATGTAGAAGAAGAAAAAAAAGACAAAAAATTTATACCACCATTAATTGATGAAATGATTGAGTTTTTTAAAAAGAATGGCTATACTCAAAAGCACGCTGAAAAGGTTTTTAATTATTATTCTTCTGCAAACTGGATTGATAGTAAGGGATATAAGGTTAAAAATTGGAAACAAAAATGTATATCAGTGTGGTTTAAAGAGGAAGGTAAAATAAATAGTAATAATAGTTCTGTTACTCCGCAACGCCTAACTTTTGCAATAAAGTAACTATGAAAAAAGAAAGAGAACCCAAACACCCCATAACCGATAATTTTTTATCACAAGGTCGCATACCACCGCAGGCAATAGACTTTGAGGAGGCTGTAATTGGAGCGTTAATACTTGAACAGGATGCGTATGTGAAAATATCAAAGGTATTAAAACCGGAAGTCTTTTATAAAGATGCAAGTCAAAGGATAGTTAAAGCAATTATTAGTTTAGCAAAAAAATACAGTCCTATTGACATGTTGACGGTTTGTGAGGAGTTAAAAAAAACAGGTGAATTAGAATTAGTCGGCGGCCCATTTTTTATTGCTACAATATCAAATAAAATTGCTTCAGCTACAAATATTGAAAGCCATTATCAAACAATACAAGAGAAATATTTTTTAAGAGAAATTATACAGGTATCATCTGAACTTCAATGCAATGCTTACGATGACAGTATTGATGTTTTTGATTTATTGGAAAAGCTGAATAAAAAGTATATTGACTTAATGAAAATTGTTAAATTCAGCGACAATTCAAAACATTTAAGCGTTGCAATAACTCAGTCAATGCAGGAGCTTGAAAAACGAATGTATAATTTTCAAAACGGTATTTTAAATGGTGTGCCGTCAGGTTTGCAAGCATTTGATTATATTACTAACGGATGGCAAAAAGGCGAACTAATAGTGTTAGCGGCACGCCCGGGAATGGGTAAAACGGCAGTATCATTAAAGTTTGCTAAAGAGGCAGCAAAAGCAGGATTTAAAGTACGGTATTATTCACTCGAAATGAGCAACATTAAATTAGCTGATCGGTTAATTTTATCAGAATGTAATATTGATGCTTTCCGGTTTAAAAAAGGTGATGTTTATGATTATGAATTACAAGAGATACATGCGAGATTAGGTATGCTTTTAGATTTGGGAATTTACATTGATGACAATCCAAGCCCAACAATTGACTATATTACTGCTGATTGCACGATAGCAAAAGAAAAGGGAGAATGTGATATAGTTTTTATAGATTATTTTCAACTTGTTGACATGAAAAGCGAAAAGGTGAACAGGAATAGAGAGCAGGAAGTAAGTGAAAATTCAAGAAAAACAAAAGTGATGGCTAAAAGTTTGGATGTTCCTGTTATACTTTTATCACAATTAAGCCGGGCAGTCGAAATAAGAGGGGGTAATAAAATACCAATACTTTCAGACCTTAGAGAATCTGGAGCCATAGAGCAGGATGCCGACATGGTTATATTTCTTTACCGCCCGGAATATTACGACATAAAAGAGGATGCTAACGGCAATTCTACGGTAGGATTTGGGCAGTTAATAATTGCAAAATTTAGAGAAGGTGCGAGAAAGCCGGTAGATTTTGGATATGATGTGAGTATGGCAAAGATTTATGACTACAATCCTTTTCAAGTTGAAGAGACTAAAATAAAACCTAATAAGGATTTTTCAGAACCTAATAAAGAAGATTACGATTATTCCGCAATAGAAACAGAAGATAAACCATTTTAAATGAAAATAATATTAGAATATAGTGAAAAACAAAACTGTTTTCATATTAATACAGGAGATAAGGAAGAAAATACATGTGGTTATAATACTATTAAAAAAGACATTGATTCTTCTTTTGCGGATAGGTTTATAAAAATTATTAGAAAGAAAACAAAAGGATTTCCTATGAAAATTGAATATATAAAAAGCGAATTTAAAAAATTTATAAAAGATTAACCATGAACCTAATCCGCATCCAAAACATAGGTTACTTTATTGATGTTTTTGAAACGTCAGAAATAAGTCCGTATCAGAGAATTGTTGAGTTACAGAAACAGTTAAATGACAAAGGGTTGCCACTGATAACAGACTGTGCAGTATTTTTGTACAAATCAACCATAGAAAGAGAAGGTAATACTATCTTTGTGTATGAGTTTGTGAATACGGATAATAAAGAGATTGATTTAAATACCATAATGGGAATGAACGCAAGTATTAAAGAATAACAAAATGAGCCTATCAAAAGTACACCACCACTTACAACGTGCTGAATTGTTAAAAATCTATCAATTAGTACAAACAGACCATAGACAACTCCAACGTGCTGCATTGCTCAGGCGTGAATGTTTAAATAGAGCTAAATATGAACTTAAAACTAAATAAACCATGGAAACACCCCCAACAATCCGCTGCCAATCATGCGGACAATTTTACAAGAATACATTTGCCGGCACATTTAAGCATGGCATAAAGTGTAAAACATTACTGCAATCGGTTGAGAATGACCTGCAGAGCAGAATAGAGTTTTTGAGTTTTAAATTAAATAAGTAACCATGTGCAAAGGAATATTACCCACCTTATGGGAAAGCGGTAACACTGAAAGTAATAGTACGGTTGAAGAAGATTTTAAAACGCTTTCATTTCAAAGTGATTATAAACAAAAGTATCCGAGATATATTTATTTTTTCGGAACTAAAAAGCAGTTTAAAGAATTTGTAAGTAAAATGAAATCTAAATTTAAAAAATAAAAGTTATGGAACAACTACTATTACACCTCTTCGGAGACTACATCATTCAAAATGACAATGTAGCATTAAACAAAAAGAAAAAAAGGTTTGAAAAACTTAATGTATTGCGTATTTCATTGTGTTACATACGCTTTGCCTTTCTTTTTTATTACAAACTGGATTGCAGTATTATTAATTGCAGTAACACATTTTGTTATTGATAGAACACAGGTAGTTGCTTATTTACTTGCATTAAGAAATAATATATGGACAGAAAAACAAGTAGATTG